ATACCTCTTGAAACACGTTTTCTTTTTGTACTCATATAATTTTTATAAGTTTAAAACCTATTCATTTGAATTATTAAACGATTTCTGCGCCATGTCAACAAGGTTAATTTTCTGATCGTCATTTTCTTTGTTGTCGCCTTGTTTCTGTTTCATCATCTCTTCAAACATATTGCCTTGCTGTGCGCTTGGATCATCCGTCATTAAGTCGGTCTGTGTAGCGTTTTCTAATTCCTCTGGTAATTCTTCATCTAAGAACGATAAGCCCAGATCTTCATCTTCTCTAACTGCAGTACGTAACTCTTCTGCGCTCATTGCCTGTCGATCAACTAACTGAGTTAATGCACCGATCTTAGTCTGTGCTGTCATTGCCTGACTTGCTTTGTTTTCCTCGTTCAATGGCTCAAACTTAAATGTAATTGCAGGATCAATACTTCCGAACTTAACTAACTGAATAATGTTAATTATTGTCTGTATCTGCTCTCTGTATAGTTCCTGCTTACTTGCAACGTAATCATAATAATTTTTTAGGTCGCTTTCGCCCGTAGCATTAAAACCGCTTGGGGAAATTCCTAATAATTTAACTGCAGGTGTGCGGTTAATACATGCGATTAGTTCAAGTGATTGTCTTACCACGTCTGTGCATCCTGCGATGGTAGTCTGCACATTCATCACGCCCTCGCTTTCCTTGTCGCATACAAAAACGCTGTCATTATTGCGGTAACGCTCTAAAAATTCCATTTTTGCATCGAAAAGCTCTATACCGTGTTCATCACTCAATACCGCATCCATATCAGTCTGAACAACAAGCAGGGATATTTTTTCTAATAGTCTTGCGGTGCTTGCTCTTGTCTGATTGAAGTGCATAACGTAATCCCACAAAATCTGTGCCTGCGGTATTCCTAGAAAGTTGTAATTAGGTTTTAAAAGCATTGGTGGCTGATTTTCTACAAATGTTAGTAAACGGCTTGCATGTACTCTACGCCCTAACACCTGCCACATACGTGGGCGCATGTAGTCATCACGTAGCGGATCAATGCAGTTATATTCAATAGGTGAAACATTAACGGGATCAACAACCACAAATTTAACCTTTGCACCGTCTTTTAATTCTGCACTTAAATCGTTAATTGCAAGCGGTAATGTGAGATCATCTTCGCCCGTGTCAATAAAAATAAATGCACCGCCCATGTATCCAGTAGTTGTAACGGCTTTATGGAAAAGATCTTTGATGTGTAATTTCTTTAGCTCATTTTCAATTATTTCTAATTTTTCAGGATCTTTGCATCCGTCAACTTTAATCCATTTGCGACTTACATCGTCTGATACGGTCTGAATACATGCACGGATCAAGCCTTGCTGTGCGATTTGTTGTAATACTCCATAACCTACAAAAGATGTTATAGGATACTGTCCTAAATCATAGGCGTGTTGTGTTAGACTTTCGTATATAGCATTAAAACCGCCTGCAGAATCAAAAGCCATATTCATTTCTTTGTATTCGTCTTTTGATACGCCACTCATGGTTATAGGCAAGGCAAATTCTTTTTTCACACTTCTTAAATTCTTAAAGGCGTTTGCGGTGCGCTCTGGGATCAACTGTAACTGTTCTCTTACGCTGTCCGCTGTGATTTTTGGCTTAATAGGTTTATCAGATTTTTTTGAGGTGATCTTGTTGTCTGTTCTGCCTGCTATATTTTCCATAATCAAACCGCCTTTATGATATAATCCTTTGTGATGCACTTCGTTTGTTCTTTACAGTGCATGAAATTCACACATTTAAACCGCTATATTTATTATAGCGGTTTTTTCTTACACATTTAAATCTTTAGTTCATGTAATTTTCTAAAGCATTTTTTATGCTTTCTTTTATCATCACTTAATAACAAGTATATATTTTTATTCCAAAAAGAAATTATACGGTTTTTGCTGTCCTGCGTTAAAACACTTCTAATTACTTCATTCTTTGATCTCTTTGGCACTTCACCAAACAGATCAAAACTTGGTGCGGTTGCCTCCGCCTGCAATGCATCAGCCAACTTGTTTAATTTCTCGCTGATTGTTTTAGGCGATCTGATATTATCTGCAAATAGCTTTAAGATCTGATTATTGCCTGCGTTTTCGCTTTCGCTCTGGAAAAGATCGGACTGTCCTATAATTTCATCTAGCGATCTGCCCTGCTGTCTGGCTTTAATTGCAGAATTTGCAACAAATGAGATCAGCGGTCTAACGTCATATTCTTTTGGTAAGTTTTCAAGGCTTGCAAGTTTAGGAGCTGATAACTCTAAGGCGTTTAGAATATTCTTGCCCTCTGGATCATTTGCCTGCTGTGATAATCTTAAAAGAGTATCATCATTATAAGCCTTTGCAAATAAAGCACCCTTTAATCGTTCCTGCGCCTGCTTGGTTGGTTTTCCGTCAACGTCTAAAAGGTTGCCCTGCTCTGCGGTTGGTAGTTTTCCGACAAACTCCGCAACGGCTTTAATAGTAGGCTCGCCGTTTGCGTATGTTTCAACTTCATCAAACTTAACACGGTTTTTGTCATTGTTTGCCTGCTCAACTGCTGACATTTGCAAATTGCTTTGAGTGTTTGATTTATCGCCTATGTCTTTGGTTATGTCTTTTGCCTGCATAACTCTAACCAGTATAGGTTTATTCATCTTTTCGATAACGTCTGATTTTACTCCGTGAGAATCATCAAGTAATAATTCATCCTGATACTCGCTCATATTTCCGTCTTTATAGGCTCTCTGTAGTCCTGCAATTCTGCCATTTCCTGCAATTGCTCTTGTTAGACTTGGATCATCAGAATAATATTCTTTGTGTTCGTTTCCGTCTGAATCGTGGGATGCTGTGACTTGATCCGCATCAATTACCGCATATTGTACCTTGTAGCGTGTACCGTCACTTGCAACGGCTGTAGTTACTTTGCCTAACTGCTCTGCAGGAATTGAACCATAAGCAACAACGGGCGCACCGTCTGAGAATGAATTATTATTACTTAATCTGTAATAATCGGGATGTGAGGCAATTTCCTTAACCTGCTTAATTGATCCAATATTGCCACGATTTCTATTCTGAATAATCACACTGCTATCAATCTTTTCAGGTAAAGAAAAATCTAGCTTGTTATTCTGTTTTCTTTTTTCTAATAGCATTTGCCTGCGTGATTTAGGTTTCTTTTCAGCAAGTTTCTTAAAGCCTTGTTTATTGCCTTTCTCAATCTTTACACCGTTGAATTTTCCGCCCATGCCTCCTAGAATCTCACCGCTTTCACTGTCAATTAGTGCAGGTCTGCCCTTTGCGTTTTCTCCGTGTGGTTTTACAGTGATCCATTTAGCCTCATCCTGCGCTAATTGCTTGCGACTGTGTGCAATTCCCTGCCCAAATGCAACACCTAATTTAAAGGCAATTCCTGCCCTTTGTGCGGTTTCTTTATCCATCTTTCTGACCTCTTAAAAACGGTGTGATCTTCCATAACGTAATATTTTTAAATTGTTTTCACTAATCTTTAGCGGTGCTTTTTCTCTAAAGTAATTTAGTGCTTGTGTCATACTATCAATCTGATCATCGTGTTCTACCGCAGGAAAATTAACGATCTCAAATTCAAGATCATTAACATAGCTTGCCTGCTCTGGTATATAAACATTACCACTTTCAATATATGTGCCTATTGCCTCTGCTCTTGCGATCTTGCTTTCTTTAGGTGTAATAGGTTTAATACCACTAATGTGTTTCTTTAATGTTGAGATAATCGCTGATCCGTTCGCTTTATCTTCAACTAACCACGCATTAACATTATGATATTTTTCTGCAACATTCACAAATATATCAAGTGTCTTTACAAAATCCCATTGCCCTCTAAATTCATCAAGCAAATAAAAATCTGCGCCTTTTCTGCCCCATATCTGACCTACAACAAAATCATTTGTTTTATTGTCTTTAAATGTCATATCCCATGATCCGATCATTAAATCAAATTGAGCAGGCTTTGATTTTTCGTTGTAGCGTTTAAAATTATCAAGTTTAAATAATGCACCCTCTTTTGGTACGGGATGTTGTTGATATAGTGAACTCCATTCATAAGCACCAATAGTATTTTTAATCGCTAACAACTTAGCAAGTGAAAAACGTTCAGGATGCAACGCCTCACCTTTCTTTCTGTGAGGTTCGTCATGTTCTGCAATTGCCTGATATTCTATTACTCTGAATTGATCTGCATCCTCTTCATTGTGCATAGCTTGTATTAACTGACCTGCAAGATCGGCGGTATGCCATCTTGTTTGCAGAATAATTACACCGCCACCGTCACTTAGTCGAGTGTATGCGGTTGATTTGTACCAATCCATTAATTTATTTCTAATTGTCGGACTGTTCGCCTCTGCTCTATCCTTTAGAGGATCGTCAATAATTAAAATTTCGCAACCCATACCCGTTAAACCACCGCCAACACCTGCGGATCTGTATGAGCCTTTGTGGTTTACGATTTCAAAAAGTGAATCTGTCTTTTTATACTGTGGGTATGCTTTACCGCCTAAAAAAGTTTCTGGAAATATTTTTTTATAATTATCGCTGTCAATTATT